CCCTTTTCCAATATAGTTTCAAATGCTCGTACGGTGTCTTCAGTATGTAAGAATGCGCGAACAGCGCTACCATCGCCCTGTATAGTCACCTTTTTATCGTTTTGGAGTAATTGTATAAATCGCGGGATTAACTTTTCTGGATATTGATTTGGACCGTATACATTATTACCACGAGTAATAACAATCGGCATATTATACGAATGATTGTAAGATTGTGCTATTAATTCAGCAGATGCTTTGGTAGCAGCATATGGATTCGTAGGACACAAAATAGAGTGTTCGGTTTTATGTGATTCGTTAATATTATTCATAGATTCGCCATACACTTCGTCCGTTGAAACGTGGATGAACTTGGTTAGTTTACCGTATTTCCTACAACATTCCAGTAAAACGTGTGTTCCTAGAATATTATCACGTGTAAATTGAAGCGAATCTTCAAATGAATTTTGAACGTGAGATTGAGCGGCAAAATGAATGACTTGGTCTATTTTATGTGAACTCAATAGGTGAGTCATCAAGTCTTCAGAACATACATTTCCCTTCACAAATGTGTAATAGTCGCCATTTCTTATGTGTTCATCCACATTTTCTTCGTTAGCACAGTAATACATAGCATCAACGTTGATTATATTATATTTGTTTGTCTTTGCTATATGATTTATAAAGTTAGATGCGATAAATCCACATCCACCAGTTACTAATAGATTTATAGGAGAAGACATATATAGTTATATAGTTACATCCTTTTATATTCTCTCAAACATAAAATTGAAAAACTTATTCTTAGAGTATTATACACAACTAACTCGTATTATACGAACTAATAAGCAATAACACTATGACTCGTCATTCAGCCGTGAAGAAACCCCGCGCCAGTAAAAGCGCCCGTGGTATTTCTAGTAAAATAGAAAAGTGCCGGATTAAAAAACTTGAATTGAAGCTTGAGAAAATGCGATTGGATGCAAAGTGCCTGGAACTTCAAATTAAGCTTAAGCAATTGAAACATCAAAACGATATGGAAGTAGTCGAACCCAATAATTGTCAATATCAACCACAGCCAACTAAGCAGCAAGAGGAGGAACATTCTGTTGAGAGCAGCTCTGACTATGATACCGACACGGACAATTCCGACGATGAGTCCGAAGATGAGTCCGACGATGAGTCCGAAGATGAGTCCGAAGATGAGTCCGAAGATGAGTCCGAAGATGAGTCCGACGATGAGTCCGACGATGAGGTATCCCCATCATCCAATAATAATGTGAGGGTGCTTGCTGCCGGAGCAGGCACTGACTCAGATACAGACCCTGACAATTCGAGCGATGAGGACTACATTGTTGATACAGATGAAGAAGAACCAATAAATTGTCAACAACGAATCTCCTCCAGAAAGCGCAAGGCGGTCGATCATTTTATCGATCAACAACAGTCGTACTTTGAGGGTGAATACCATGGTCGAAACGATAAGTGGGACACCTCATATAACGGACACTTTAGCTGCTCTGATTGTGGTCAGCTCTATAATCGCAAGGAAACACGCGAATGTGGGTGCGATATCATACACTGGACGTATGGACCAAATGAGGATGAATTAGCCGAGGAGCGCATCGATGATCGTAAACATAGTAGCAGTAGCTCTAAGTCCAAATCCGCAGGGTACATTAAAGATGGATTTATTGTTTAAAAAAATATTAAAAAGGGGGTGTAACTAGCTAGGTTACACATCTTTTTTAACGTATAATTACTTTTTTGATTTATAGGAGATGTCGGTGTAATCATATCATATTGTTGAGAACAATGACAATATTTCTATTTTGTTGGTATTATTATCATCAAAATACCATTTTTTCTTTTTGAAATCCCATTTACATCCGAATTGTTTTGCTTCATCTTTTCGCTCATAGGGAATTTGTAAAAACACCTTTTTGGGTTTACTATTATACGGGCATTCCATATGGCCGATTGCTTCATTTGCGAGACGGTCTGCGTTTTCATTCCCATATGAATGTATATCAGTATTTGTTGTATGAGCCATTACATGAAGAAATCGCACATTTGGTATGTTTTTATACAATTCATATGCGATTTTTACCATGTCTCTATTTGGTATAGTGTCTTTCCATCCAGTTTTTTCACATTTTTCTCCATAACTGGTAACACATCGTATGGCATAATTTGAATCGGATACAATTGATATCTCTTTACCGTATAAGATGTCGTCTTTTATTAGATTATATGTTTCAATAATAGCACCGAGTTCAGCAGTATTGTTAGTTTGTTTGCCTTGAACTCGTTTTGATGTATTACGTGGGTCATTATCGCGGAAAAAAATGCCTAATCCTGCATTAGCTTGAGATGAACCATTTTTAGAACACGCACCATCTGTATATACGTAATAGTCTGGAGTAAAATCATCATCATGGATATCAATTATTTGTGTTTTAGTTGGTATTGTTTCAGGTTCACTCATATCAGGGTATTTGTTCTCAATAAGAAACTGCTCCGCAGCTTCTTTTGTAATAAATTTTTTATAAATAGCACATTTAACCCCAGTTATGTGGGGTTTGCATTCATCCCAAGTAGAAAATATACCTACTTCTTTACCTTTTGCTATTGAATAGAATGGCATGATAATAATAGTATCGATACATTTTTATTTTCTTTTATTTTATTTTGTTATATCGTAAAATTGATTTAAACCCAATTGGTATTTATACATATATAACTAAAATGGGTAAATACGATTGTCCTCGTTGCGGCAAGGCCTTTAAACAAAAGTCGCATTTTGAAACCCATACAAATCGGAAGAAACCGTGTGAAAATACGATGGAAAAGGTCAATGAGATGGTAGAGAGGGCGGTGGAAGAACGTCTCAGCGCCATGTCCGCTCCTGAAAATACATTTCAATCTGCTACTACTGAAGAAGTAATCCCTGAGACTGAGCCAGAAGATATCATGACAATATTAAATAACACATTGGAGACAAAGAGTTATGCGGATATCGCGAAATATGTAAATGTAGCAGTAGGAACAGTGAAGCGTTGGAAGGAATTAAATTTAGTTCCACCATCATACCAGTTTGATTTGATGAAACTCAACAACATTCCGATAGATTATTCCAAATATTCCTCTAAAGAGAAGGATCAGTTCTATACTCCAACGGAAACCGCTCGTAAATGTTTTGATATCTTCCAAGAATTTCTATTAGACAAGGGTGAATCCGACACGGAATATACATATATTGAGCCATCAGCTGGGGACGGTAGCTTTCTAGAAGTTCTTCCGACAGACAGAACAATATCAATGGATATAGAACCTAAATTTGAGAATATTGACACTCAAGACTATCTTTCGTGGCTTCCTTCTGATAAACAAAAAAAGTATATTGTATTTGGTAATCCACCCTTTGGTCTAAGAGGACAATTAGCATTAAAATTCATAAATCATTCATCTACGTTTGCTGATTATGTATGTTTTATTCTGCCTCAATTATTTGAAAGCGACGGGAAAGGGGTTCCAAGAAAGAGAGTCGAAGGGTATAATTTGGTTTATTCTGACAAAATAGATACGAGTTTCTACGAACCTAACAAAAAGGAAGTGAGAGTAAATTGTATATTTCAAATATGGTCTAAAAAGCATAGTTCTGATAAATATACAATTCAAACGACAGACAATGACGTAATTAAAATTTATTCGTTATCAGATGGTGGAACCCCGTCAACTACCCGAAATAGAAAAATGTTTTACGATTGTGATATATACATACCTTCCACGTGTTTTGGAAAGGATAATATGACGTATTATACCACTTTTGACAAATTACCACGCAGGCGGGGATATGGAATCGTCTTCAATAAAAATAAAGAAGAAAATATACAAAAGTTCAAAAATATAGTATGGAGTGATGTGGCATTTTTATCAACAAATTCGGCGTATAATATACGCACTTCACAACTTATAGAACAATTCGTTTAATAAAATCTCCGATAGCATCAAATGAGGTATCTTCTGTTATTTTTATTGTATGTCCGTTTAAAATAGACTGTTCGTTTAACTTAGGTGTGGTATCTAATTTAAACGCCCCAGATTTTTTTCTCCAACAGAATGAACGTGTTGGGAAATATGGTTCACATCGAACACAGTTTTTATATTGTTCTTCCGTAAAATTAGGGAATATAGTCATATATACACATATTGGGTCTACATCAATAAACGCCATATAGTCAGCATGCCATGGATATTCACCTAATTCGTGTTGAAAACTCATATTACTACCACCACGATGAGCGGTCTTAATTTCTACGGTTTTACCATTTATAGTTCCATCTCCTGCACCCCCACCTACCATTTTTGTCTTTGTGCCATCAATTTCTGATTCAATTTGTTGAGTTTCACATATTCTACCAAGGAATATCTCACCAACATTTCCGATATTATTTGACTGGAGATTAGGCAAAGACTTAAATATGCTATTTTTCCATATATCTACACGGGTTTCCTTTTCTTTTTGTTGGTTAATAATATTTAAAAGTGTATTTGTTGGGGTATTTACATTATTTGTATCCGGTGATTCTTGGATACCAGTATTATCTTCAATATTTACATCCAATTGATTTTCAGAAAATACTTGATTTATTTT